TATTACCCGTTTGGGTAAGAACGGTAAGTTATTAATCGTAGGGACGCGAATTGCTGCACAGGACTTCTATAAAGAATTACGGAACCCGAAATATTGGTCTAATGGCAAAAGCCCTTTTACTTATATGGGCATGCCTGCTGTATTGGAATACAGTGACAAACCAGAAGACTGGGTTACGCTCTGGGCGAAAAGCGACGTTCCTTGGGACGGCGACGAAGACACTCCTGACGAAAATGGGTTATACCCAAAGTGGGACGGCAAAGCATTATTCAAGCGCAGAGGTGAAGTAACACCTAATACGTGGGCACTGGTCTATCAGCAGGAGGATGTCGAAGAAGATTCCATCTTCCCGCCCGCCTTGGTGCAAGGTAGTACCAATGGACAACGCAAACGTGGACCATTGCGCCCAGGCGCGGTGGGACATCCGACTGCTGCTGAAGGTTACACAATCATAGGATTTGACCCAGCGATGGGAGATAAAGCCCATGCTGCATTTTGTGTACTTACCTACAACAGGTCCGATTCTAAAATTTACGTTTTAGACTGCATCAACATGGGTGAACCTAACCCGCAAAAAATTCGAACAACTATCGAAGAACTTGTACTTAAATACAAGCCCCAAGAATTTCGTGTAGAAATCAACGCACACCAGAAAGCCTACTCATTAGACGATGACCTTCGCCAGTGGTTGGGTATGTATGGAGTGCGACTTGAATCCCATGTTACTAACAAAAACAAATGGGACGCAGCCTTTGGTGTGGCATCTATGTCAACACTCTTTGGAACAATGCGTGAAGAAAAATTCCAAAAGAACAACGTAATAGAACTTCCATCTACTGAAGGTTCAGAGGGACTAAGAGCCCTTACTCAACAGTTGATAACTTGGAAACCAAACACACGTGGCAAGACTGACTGCGTGATGGCGTTATGGTTTGCAGTTCTAAGAGCACGTGAGTTTATGCAACAGACAAGTCATCTAACAAAGTTTACAAATAACCGTTGGACTACGAGAGCACAAGCATCTCAAAGGTACTCAATTAATCTAGACGAAGCCTTCTCTGAACAGTGGGCTGAAAATTATGGATAGGAAATAAATGCTATCAATCGACCAAATCTCCGCTAGAGTGGAGTCACTGCGTGCTCGCTCTACAGAGCGTGACCGCAGACAACTAGATGTACTTGCCGTCCGTAAAGGTCGTATCGCAGAGGTTTACCCTGAGTTCTTCCCAGAGGGTGTCGATGCAAACGTAGTCGCTAACTTTATTGACATTGTTGCCCGTGACGTATCAGAAGTCATGGCACCGCTTCCTGCAGTTAACTGCTCAGCAGCAAACCAAGTAAGCGACAGAGCACGGGTATTTGCTGACAAGCGAACCCGCATTGCTGCGAACTATTTCGCAAATTCAGATTTACAAGTACAGATGTATCAAGGCGCAGACCAATACATCACATTTGGTTTCGTTCCTTTCATGATTGAATTGGACGAAGAAGCAGGGCTACCGCGTATCCGCATAGAAAGTCCTATCGGGGCTTACCCAGAGTTTGACCGCTATGGACGCTGTATCGCCTTCGCTAAACGTTACTCACTACCCCTTGCTGAATTAGTTGCTCAGTTCCCTGAGTTTGAATTTCAGTTATTAGGTAAGGACCGTTACGAGCAGAACCTAGATGCAACGATTGACATTATTCGTTACTACGATAAAGACCAATCAACCATCTTCATTCCAAGTCGTAACAATTTAATCCTTTCTAAGGTTGCCAATCCAATTGGCAAGATGATGGTAGTAGTAGCAAAACGTCCATCACTAGATGGCGAAATGCGTGGACAGTTTGATGATGTTCTAGGTATTCAGTTGCTTCGTAATAGGTTCGCATTACTTGCGATGGAAGCAGCAGAGAAGTCTGTGCAGGCACCAATTGTAGTTCCAGGCGATGTTCAAGAAATCCAGTTAGGTGGAGATGCGATTATTCGCACCAACTCACCAGCAGGTGTACGTCGAGTTGACCTTAACATTCCAGCAGGTGCATTTACCGAGCAGAATGTTTTGTTGCAAGAACTTCGTACTGGTACACGTTATCCAGAATCACGTACTGGAAACATTGACGCTTCAATCATTACTGGTCAAGGCGTTCAAGCCCTTATGGGTGGATTCGATACACAGGTTAAGTCAGCACAGGCAATCTTTGCCTCTGCCCTTAAAGACGTACTCTCAGTTTGTTTTGAGATTGATGAGAAGATGTTCAACGCTACAAAGACAATTCGTGGCGTAGATGCTGGCTCACCTTACTCACTTGACTACACACCATCAAAGGACATTAAGGGTGACTACACCGCAGATGTTCGTTATGGAATGTTGGCTGGGCTTAATCCAGCACAGGGACTTATCTTCATGCTTCAGGCACTTGGCGGTAAACTTATCTCCAAGGATATGGCTATGCGTGAACTACCATTCGGAATTAACGTAACACAAGAGCAAGAAAAGATTGAAGTAGAAGAGTTACGCAACTCGTTAATCTCTTCTCTCAATGCATCAGCACAAGCAATCCCACAAATGATTGCTCAGGGCGGGGACCCAACAACCATCGTAATGAAACTGGCTGACGTTATTAAAAAGCGTCAGAAGGGCGTTTCAATTGAAGACGCAATTAACGATGTCTTTGCTCCAGAATTACCTGCTGCTGGTGCACCAACGGTTGAGCAACCGTCCCCTGCTCCCGCCGCGCCAGCAGCAGGCGCTATTCCTGCAGGACCTGGCGGACAACCAGATATTCAAACATTACTTTCAAGCCTAACGGCAGGTGGAAAAGCAAGCGCAAGCGCACGAACATCAATGCGTAGATAGCAAAAGGAGGGGACCATGACAACACTTGCTGCTATTCAAGGAGACGGTTGGGCTGTAATCGGATGTGATTCACGTTCATCTGATGAATCAGGTCGCCCTATGAACCTTGCTACTCACAAGATTATTGAGAACAACGGAATCTTAATTGCAGGTTCTGGTGCAAGTCGTGGTTCAAATCTTTTGCAGTTTGGTTGGAAAGCACCTAAGCCAACTGCATCTGAAAACTTAGATAAGTTTGTAACTCAAAAATTTATCCCATCAATGCGTAAATTATTTATTGACGCTGGTTATGATATGAAAGAGGACGGGGATGTTGCGGAACACGATTCATCGTTTCTTATTGTTGTGCGGGGAGTTATCTATCCTGTCTTTGAAGATTACTCTTGGGACCGTGATACTAGTGGTATCTACTACTCTGGCAGCGGTGGGGATATTGCCCTTGGTGCTATGGAAGCATTGTTGGGTGAGTATCAATACCTCGAAGCAGAGGGTGCTGAATCGGTGGTAAGAAACGCAATTTCGATTGCGTCTAAGTGGGACATACATACGGCTCAACCAATTATTGTTATGACACAATATGAGTAAGTTTACAAAAAAAATGGAAGAAGCAATCGCTACTCTTGTTGCAGAAGAGGGCGAAACATCTGATTACATTTGCGCTAACTGGGTTTTAGTTACCGAGTGGGCAGACTACGGTGGAAATCGTTACTTACATACAGAAGTAAGTGAAGAGATGACGCCATGGAATGCATATGGGATGATGAAGATGGCTGAAGAATACAATAGTGACGTGTTACGAACTAAGAACATCGGCACAGATAATGATTACGATGAGGAGTTATAGTTATGGCAGGACGTGGTGGCTATCAAGCGCCTTCTAACCCAGCACCAGTATCAGGTCCTGGCGCTCTTTCTAACCGCACTGACGGGGGACCAACACAGCCAGCGCAATACATGCCAGGACTTGGCTACGGTCAAGGCGGACAAAACTACGATAACCAAGTAAGTGCACCTTTAGCAGGTAATCCAATGTCTGCAATGGGTGGTCAAGGCATGTCTGGTGAACCAATGATGGTTCAACCAACATCACTTGATGCGCCTACACAATTTCCAGATGAACCAGGCACAGCGGGAATCGACCGCGGACCTGGTGGTGGTTCAGAACTTATGATGGATATGCCACGTTTTCGTCCAAACATTCAACAGACTTTAGAAAAGGCTGCGATGTTTGACGATAGCGGAGAAGCCGAGTTAATTTTAAATCAATTTTTCAGCAGAGGATAATTAATG